TAGCCCAGCTCCAATGGGGCGGCCTGGAGATTGCAGAAGGGTGCAGGGATGGATACCTGTACTGCAAGCACATCAAGCCGTTTGCAATGGAGCTGTACGGCAAATACTGGACGGCCTGGGATGGGCCGCCGGAGAGGGAGGAAACTGCATGAGCCTAGAATACCCCTGTGTCTACTATAAGCCTGGTGGTCTGTGTGAAAAGTACAGCACAGACGGCATAACATCGTATTGTGTGCAAGGCCCTTGCCCGGATCAGAGCCTATCCAACTCTGACCGCATCCGGGCCATGAACGACGAGGAGCTTGCAAAATGGCTTATGATAGCCGGGATTTGCATAAGAGATTTTGAGGATTGCCAATGCGACGGAGTGTCGTGCCGTCAATGTCGGCTGAACTGGCTCCAGCAGCCAGCGGAGGAGGACACCTGATGGACATTGAGAAGCTGATTGAGCGGCTGCGAACCGAGCTAAAAAGTAAGGTGGACTTAGTATTTCAACAGGCGAAAGAACTTGATAGGAGGCACTTGCTATTACAAGAGCAAGAGGCCGAGCTAGAGCAGGTGAAGCGGGAAAGGGATGCGGCGGTGGAGTTTCTGGAAAGTGCCATCCGGTACAGCACCAACCCTTGTGAGGGATGCAAAGCCGACTGCATCGATGCAGGGAGTGATGCGGCAGAACGTGTAGATCAGTGTGGGGCGTTTGAATGGCGCGGCAAGAAGGAGGACGAGCATGAAGTTTCGGAGTAAGACGGGTGAAATCGCACTTACCATTGACCAGGCATTAGAGCAGTTTTGCGATAGCAAAAAAGATTGCGACTATTGCGAGCTTCGGGAACCCGTGCAGCAATACGCAGGGACAAAGAAGCCGTGTCATGAATACGTAAGAGCCAACCCTTACGAAGCCGCCCGCCTGATGGGCTATGAGGCGGTGGAGGATGAGCCGGAATACTATAAGTTTGAAATCCGTCTTTGTGATACCAAGATCGATAGAGATTTTGAGAGGTTTACACTTCCGTGTTTGCGTAAACTGTCTGAAATGTTTGTCGGTAAAAACGGTTTTGTAGGCCAAGACAGTATTGCAAAAATTCTTTCCACAGTAGTCCTTAAAGGGAAAGACGGCGAGTGGTTTATCAAGGCCAATGCGTCCATCAAGAATATCCCGGAAAATTTCAAGGTCATCGAGGAAATCAAGAGCGGAAAAAAGAAAGAAGTCAGCATTGGATGCTCAGTAGCAACAAGAACCTGTTCCATTTGCGGAGATAGTACCGGGAGTTGCAATCATAAACCCGGAGAATATTACAACGGGAAACAATGTTTTATGGAATTGAACGATCCAACAGATGTCTTTGAATGGTCGTTTGTTGCGACACCGGTTAAGGAGGAGGCCAACACGGCCAACACTGTGGAGGGTATGTGCTGCGACTGTGCTCACGGAGGCCCCTTTTGCGACTGGGGCGAAAACGTGGATTGCCAGAACAGAAAAGAGGGCGGCACTTGCTGGGTGCCATATACAGTGCAGGCCCCTCTGCAGCTGCACAAGAAGATTTGCAACGAGCTGACCGCACTGTTTGAACGCAAAAACCATGACTATGGAGACAGTTTCCACCAGACCTTCGCAGAAGAAGGCTGGCCAATGGTGCGTATTCGGCTTTCGGACAAGTTGAACCGTGTCAAGGCACTGACGCGAGGGGATAGCCAGCAGGTGAAGGACGAATCGCTCCGGGACACGCTGCTGGATCTTGCAAACTATGCCATTCTGGCAGTGATGGAAATGGACAGGAGGGAAATAGATGACAGTGGAAGCGATACCCTGCGCCGCGTGTAAGTGGTGGTCGAACGAGCCTGTGATAGGAGAAGACGGCCGAACATGGGGGCGGTGCAAGGTCACTGGATGCATGACGGATGCAGACTTTTGGTGCAAAAAGGGAGGAACAGAAGAAAACCTTTATACAAGCGATCAGATACAAGATATGGTGCGGAGGGCGTTTGACAACTCCTGAAAGCACAAGATATTGATACAAAAATCTGTAATTTGATTTACAAACACAAGATATTGTGGTATAATAAAGAAGGAAGCAGAGAATATGTGCTGCAGACACGTGCACATTCTTCCGAGGATAAAGGCGTATTCCATACTTCTTTTTCCCCTCCTTACCCGCCCGCGTCCGTGGCGGCAATAACGGCGAAATATGCCGCGTGAGCGCATCAGCCCACTTATCCGGGTCGGAGGGTCGCACCCTCCATGCGGCACCAGCGTGGGTTGCCAACTTCTCCATGTGCAGGCAACATCTAGCCCCAGAAAAAAGCGCCTGATGAGGTAGTAACGCACCGAAACGCCTGATGGCGTCGCGCGGAGTGGCCCAACTGGGGGAATAACTGGCCACCAGTGGAGAATGACACCCCGGAAAGACGGGGACATGTGGAGCCTGGGACGGGGCGGAATCCGTCGCTTAACCGAAAGGGGTAGAGATCGCAAGTTCAAATCTTGCAGGTTCCGTGGAGGTGCCATGACTTCCACCGAACTGCTGGGTCATTCCCATCCGTGGAAGCCGGACGGAACACAGACCGATAGCAACTGCGAAGCTGTGGAGAGCAACACAGGCAAGCCGATCAGGAGCGCGGCGCGCTGGCATACCGCAACGGGACTTCGAGAGCCTGAGAAAGTATGCCGCTATTATAAGCCATCGTGGCTCAACTGGTAGAGCAACCGTCTTGTAATCGGTAAGTTGGAGGTTCAAGTCCTCCCGGTGGCTCCAGTGGCCGGGTCGCTCCCGGATGATCTGAGCGTAGCGCAACACCTCAGAGAGAATGAAAATGCTCGCTGAAAACTACCGTAGGACAGTGAACCGCCAAATGGCATGTAGCTGACTGATTGATGGTGTGGCAATCTAAGCGGGAAGCGCACAAAAAATTGGAGTGCATAATGGGTAAGGCAAAGCGTAAACCAAAACCGTCCATGCCGGACTGGTACTGGTGGGGACAGGATGGATGCTGGTTTTGCAAGAACAGAAATAATTGTAATCAATATTGAAGCGCGAGAAGCTAAGCGCATGGAGCTGTGCACACATCAACGGCCATTTAAGCCGGATGTGCCATGTGGCTGGCGAAAAGATGCTGGCCGGTCTGGAACCATTGAGCGGTGGCGGAATAGACACTAATTGTGGTAAAGCTGGTGTGATTTCCAGCAATAGTAGACGCATAAAGGTATGTTCAGCCCCGAAGCGCACTGAGGAGAAAGCGCATAGGTAAAAGCCACATAATGCTGACATGTGAGGTGCAAATCCTCACCCGCTCAAATATGCCGCCCCGCAGTTGCAGGAGCCGGGGGCGTACCTAAATCTTTGAACAATGGACCGTGCCCTGATCCGCCGCTTAGATGTACTTGCCGAAAAACACAAAGAAATTACTTTACTTAGAACTAGCGAAGGAATGAGGGAATATACTTTCCCCAAGAAGTGGATTAAAGCCCGTGCGCCAAAGGAACTATCGGACGAACAGCGCGAAAACATGGCAAAGAGAGAGGGGTTTGGGTTTGCGAGGGAGGAATAATTTATGGGATTTATCTTGCCCAAAGACATAAGGAAACAACTTTCACATATCGGAGTACCGCATACATTTGGAGTCCAGATTGAAAATTGGGCATACGGAAAGAGATATAAGTCTGATGATGATGTAATTTATTGTCAAAACGGTGAGGTCGTTTCTGTTCGCAGAAAAGCAAAATGGATTTGGAGAAAAGATAACGGAGGTGACAACTCTGAGCAAGAATGATGCGACTATGGAGCAGGATGTGACTATGACACAGCCCGTCAGGAAAAGAGGGTCGAAGTCAGCCTCCATTGAAGCGACTACCACAGCAAAGAAAGAAGAAATCGCTCAAATCGTCAGGAACTCTTACAAGTGGTTTAATAAGCAGATTGTTAAGTCTGATGATGAGTGTGCAGACAGACTGAATGAGTTCTTTGCAGAGTGTGGAAGAACCGGGGAAATCCCTACCGTTGAGAAGATGTGCCTTGCATTGGGCGCTGTTCGGTCTACTGTTTGGGAATGGGAAAATGGGAATGGATGCAGTTCCGCGAGGTCGAACATGATAAAAAAAGCGAAACAAATTTTATCAAATATCGACGCAGAATTGGTGCTTGGACGCAAAATCCCGGAGACTACGTATATTTTTAGGTCTAAGAACTTCTATGGCATGAAAGATGTTCAAGACCTGGTTCTCACCCCGAATCAGCCCCTCGGCGACTCTCCAGACCAGAAACAGCTTGAAGAGCGGATCGCCGGGTCTGTGGTGGTGGAGGAGTGACGACTATCACCAGTAAATTGCACAAGCGGGTATCGCAAATTCTCGGGAAAACACTTTGGCGATTTGTGCAACTATAACAAATATGACCCGGAGCCGGATCTGGCCGCAGCGCTGAAAGTTGGCGTGATTAAGTGTCAGGCCGATGGAGAGCCGCCCCGCGTGGAGTATATCGGCGGGGAGTGCGACGGCCCCCGCTGCGCCGTCCTATACCTGGCCCGCAACAAATGACAATACCCCGTCCTACTCCATGCGGAGCGGGTCGGGGTTGCTTTGTGCGCTGTGGGGCGCTCTGAGAGCCGATATATGCCGTTTGGTGCTATGGGATATACAGAGACACTGCATAGCGATAAAACGCCGTGTAAGGTCTGTAAATGGCCTTTGCGGCGTTGCTTTTTGCGGTCGGCTCCGCTTTGCCGGACATGGGCGCAATAATGCCGCCTGTGGGCCATAGGAGGCCATACAAGCGGCGTGGAGCATGAGGGGAATACAAGGGCATAGACAAAAGAAAACCCGCCCCGGGAAAGCCCAGGGTGGGCAGTGAAGATATTGTTAGATGTCCCATCCCTCAGACAGGACGCGGAGCGGGATAAACGGACCACCTCTCTGGGTGTGGTCGATGATGCAGGGCACGTCGTCCACGTTAGCGGTCAGCTCGTAGCAATCAGGGCCGCGAAAAATGCGCTTCCTTCCGTCTCCGGCCTCTGCCGCCTCAAACCCTGCGGGCAGCTCCACAGTAACGCGCCGGATCCATGTCCGGCTAATTTCCGGGTACTCCTCAAGTGTTACCTCTGCGGGCTTGCCCGTCTGGATCATATCGCCGGTGCGGGTGATATATAACGTAGTAGTCATATTATGCCGTCCTTTCCCCAGGCTTTGCCGGGCTCCGTTGTGTTGATTGTATCGCGCCCGCTTAGGGCAGTCAAGATTTTTTCGCCGTCTCCCAGATCACCATAAGCGGGAGGAGCAAGACAAACAGGACAATCAAGCGGGGGTCACCTCCATTCTTCGGTCTCCTTGCGGCTCTTGCCTTTCCCTGCCGGTTGTGTTACACTGAGGGCGACATGTGGCAGGCCATGCCGCCCCGTGTTCTTTGTTAGATAGCCGCTTACTTGTTAAGGGTAGGGCGGCTATCTTTTTTACTGCTTTGGAATGGCTTCCCGGATAATGCGGGCCGCATCCTGCGGGTCTTTGGCTGTGGCCTCTACCAGTTTCGCCAGGGTTTCAAGGTAAGATGCTAACTCGGTCTGGGTCATGCTATCAGTCTCCATTTCGTGTACCTCCTGCCCGGTAGATTCAGCGCGGTTTCCCTTGCTGTGATTATATGATAACATATTTGCTTGATGTAGTCAACAGAATTTACAAATATTTTTATTTATTTTTTGAGTAGTTGCGATTTGTGCCAAATTATTATTATATATATGTGGGCTGTTTGGTATGGGTATACCCCAGATAATCAAGGTATTACAAGGATAACGGGCCGCCGGGCACCCCAGGGGGATAGGACAGGGCGGCCACCCACCACCTGAGCCCCCCTACCACAGAAAAATTAAAAAAAGCAAAAAACATGTTGACAAACAACAAAATTATTTGTTATAATGAATTTGCAAACAAAAGGAGGCGAGATGGGATGGCTGAGAGCATTTGTGTTGGATATGCGCGGGTGTCCTCGAAAGACCAAAATGAGGAGCGGCAGACTAAAATGCTGAAAGAGGCCGGAGTGCCGGAGCGGTACATCTTCATTGATAAAGAGAGCGGGCGGGACTACAACCGGGACAAATGGAACGCGATGATGACTGTAATCCGAAAGGGTGATACGGTTTTTGTGTGCAGCCTTGACCGGCTCGGAAGAAATTACACTGAGACTGGAAAACAGTGGGAACATATCACGAAGGAGATCGGAGCATATATTGTTGTGCTGGATATGCCCATTTTGGATACCAGGAAAACGAACGATCTCACAGGAACGCTGATTGCTGATATTGTATTGAAAGTTCTTTCGTATGTGGCTGAGAAGGAAAGAATCAACACGCATGAGCGGCAGGCCCAAGGGATTGCTCTTGCTAAGGACAGAGGCGCATATAAAGGAAGAAAGCCGATTGAAATAGATGAGGTGGCTTTCGATGCAGCCTACAAAGAAGTTCTGTCTGATGGGAGGACGAACAAGTGGGCGATGGAAAAGTTGGGGTTGCGTCCAAACACCTACTATAAGGCAGTTGCGAAGTATCGGGCGGAACACGGGTTGCCTCCGCTGGAGAGCCGAAACAAAAAGGGGGTAAAAAAGGGGGATGTTTAACGAGGCAAACAAGAAACAGGTTCTTGAAATGCAGGATCAGTTTTATTCTGACAGAATCGGGAAAGTGTACGGCGATTTTGAAGTTACCCGTGTTTGGTATGATTGGGAAACACATAAACAGATGTGGGAGCTAACCTGTCAGAAGTGCGGAAGGAAGAAAGTCACGCATAACGGGAAAGATTATGCGAAAGGGAAGAATCAAGGGATTTGTGGGTGTGAAACAAGAAAAAGAATAGCAGCGGAAAAGGAAACCGCAAGGATTAAAAGAGAAAATTTGCCAAGCAACCCAAAGTGGATTGGGCAGAAAATTGGATGCTGGGAGATAATTGGATATAAAACGGGATTCGGCTGGAAAACGAGATGTACCTTTTGTGGTGCAGAGAATTACCACGCTCCAAAGTTTTTGTTGAGAGAAAATCCTATGGTTTGTATTTGCCAAACAAACCGAGGAAAGTTTGATATAGAAAAATGGAGAGGTGTTCGAAAATACCATCTAACCGTTGTTGGAAAACGCAAAAAGATGTTTGTGTGCAGATGTGATTGCGGTAGATCAGTTGAAGTAAATCCGGTGCTTTTTGAAAATGGGACAATAAAGAGTTGTGGAAAAGCAGATTGTATTCATCATAAGTCCCTTATTAGTACACATGGATTATCAAAAGATAGGATATACAGAATTTGGAGCGGAATGAAAGAGCGGTGTTATAACCACAAAAACCATGCGTGGAAAACATACGGTGGGCGAGGAATAGACATTTGTGATGAATGGAGAGAGGATGTGTTTGCGTTTAGGGATTGGGCTCTGTCGCATGGGTATGCCGATAATTTATCAATAGACCGAATTGATAACGACAAAGGGTACTCACCAGATAATTGTAGGTGGGCTGATGCAAAGGCGCAAGCAAACAATCAACATCCGAAATATACATTTACCGCAAGACCAACCAAAAAGCGGAGCAGGAAACGGAAACTGGAATGGGAGATTAATGGAGAAACGAAGTCGGCCATTGATTGGTGCGAGCAATACGGATTGAGCTTTTCTTTTGTATCTTACCGCATTAAGAAAATGGGCATGACACCATACGAGGCATTAACCACGCCGAAAGTTACCGCTGGTAGGCCAAAAACGACAATATCCTAAAAAATAAAAAAAGACGGCTCCATCACAGTGGAGGCCGCCTGTAAGCAGATTGGGATTAGTAAGATCCAGTGGTATGTGCTGGAAAGGAGAGCTTTCTAAAATCCCGTGAAAAAAAGGCGCATTGAAAAATCGCCGCACAAAACAAAAAGAGGGTGGTTTTGGTGAGTAAGATGAAAGACCTCATCGGCCAAAGGTTTGGGGAACTGACAGTAATAGAACCCGCTGGGCGCTCGCCCAAAGGCGCCATGCTTTGGCGGTGCATATGTCGCAGATGCGGAAATGAGTGCGTCGTGGAGGGCCAACGGTTAACCGATAAAAAATCGCCAAAGAAAGACTGTGGATGCAAGAAGCGTGAGAAAACAGCAGATCTTACCGGAAAAATCTATGGTGCGCTGACTGTATTAAAGCGAACCGGAATTGACAAGCACAGGAACGCGCTGTATCTGTGCAAGTGTTCCATGTGCGGATCTGAAAAAGAGTTCCCCGCGCAGACGATAAGGAATAAGCCAAAAGGATGCGGCTGCCAGCAATACAAAAGCGAGGAAATGAAGAAATACTCTGATCTTGCTGTTAAGGCCAAGTTCGTAGAAACGGGCGGAACAAAACGTGCGGATATTGCGGCGGTGAAGTCAGATAAGGCGATGATAAGAAGCAAAACCGGTGTGCGTGGCGTTATGTTGGAAAAGAATGGCAAGACATACAGAGTAGCCGTTCAGGTTTCTGGAGAACGCTGGGTAAAAACGGGTTTTCTGTCTATTGAAAGTGCAAAGTCCGCGTATGATTCGAAAAAGAGGGAGTTGTTAGAAAAGTATGGACTGGATCAAAATAATGCCTGAAGCGATGCTGTGTTGCATGATGGGTGATTATGAGAAATTGTGTGAATTGTGAATACAATGAAATAGAGTGGCACGACAGGATTGAGTGGCCTGATGGGATGGAGTCTCCTGCTGGATGGTCACTAAGGTGCAAAAGAACAAAAATGAGCCGTTTCTTTTTGGGGAATATGCCGGAGGAGTTTTCGCTTCCGATTGATAAGAATTGCAGATACTATGATGGGGCAATATTGAATGGACTGGATCAAATGCACTGATAGGATGCCACCAGATATGGAGCCAGTGATGGTGACGGTAAGATGGGCGGGTAAGAAAAAGATTTTGTCTAATTACAGATATTTAAAAGAATATGAAGCCTGGCAGTTTCAAGATAAAATGTTTGAGGAATGTACTCCAATAAATTCCGTATTTAAAGGGATGATAGTTACTCACTGGATGCCTATTCCAGAACCGGCGGAGGATTGAATATGCGCAGATATGTACATTACGGGCACGACCACTTTGATAGAGAGAAATTTCAAGAGATAAAAAAGTGATATTGTTCGGATACTTCGATAATTTAGAAGAAGCAAAAAATGCAAGACTAAACGCAGAGAAAGAATATTTTGGAGGATTGATAGATAGTGAAGCTTGATGAACTGATTAAGAAAGCAAGAGAGAGAGATCTATCTGATGCCTCTGCGTTGCAAGATTTGTTTGATGTATGTAGATTGTATGAATCCGAAAATTTTGAAGAAGCCCACAGCGTTAATAAGGAAGTCCGCCGCCTATCGGCCAAATATGCCAAAGAGCAGAACAGCTTCAAGATGTTTGATCTGAATAAGCGAAGTCTGCTGTTTGATGCACCGTATGATTTTGATGCGGCGATAAGATATGCTGAGTGGGATAGAGAGCCGAAAAAGAAGTTTTATATGCCACGCAGAAAGCAGCTACTTCCTGTTGTCAAGGCCATGCAGCGGCTATCTGAACGGAAGATACGCATTTTGGGTGTTATGGCTCCCCCAGGCGTCGGGAAGACCACCATTGAATTGATGTTCATGGTGATGGAGGGGTTAAAGAATCCAGATTTAAGCATTCTGATGGGTTCGCACTCAAACTCATTCCTACGTGGGGCTTATGAAGAAGTTGGGCGGATGTTAGACCCCAAAGGGGAGTATTTGTGGAAAGATATTTTTCCATCTGCTCAAGTTTGCAAAACAAACGCCCAGGACATGCGAATTGATCTTGGAAAACGAAAGCGGTTTGAGACCTTTGAGTTTTCGTCCATTGGATCTGGTAACGCGGGCAAAGTTCGTGCCTCTAATCTTCTGGTAGCAGATGACCTTGTACCTGATATTGAATCTGCAATGAGCAAAGAACGGATGGATAAACTCTGGCAACAGTATTATACCGATCTGATGCAAAGAATGATTGGCGATTGCGTCCAGCTCCTTGTCCAAACTCCATGGACGCTGCATGACCCCATTGACCGACTTGAACTAGCCCATGCAGAAGACCCACTGGCAGAGTTTATCCACCTACCTGCTCTGGATGAAAACGATGAGAGTAATTTTGATTATCCGTATGGGCTTGGGTTTACCACGGCATTCTATCACAATCAGAGAGATGTCATGGATGATGCATCATGGAGAGCACTTTACATGACGCAACCCATCGAGCGTGAAGGGCAGCTCTACAACGAAGATGAGCTACGGCGCTACTTTGAGCTTCCTGATGGTAAGCCAGACGCTATTCTGTTCGTTTGCGACACGAAAGACAAGGGAACTGACTACTGCGTCATGCCAATTTGCTATCAGTACGGAAATGACTTCTATTGCGAAGACGTGGTATGTGACAACAGCAATCCAGAGGTTGTAGAGGCGCGGCTGGTGTCAAAGCTCCTTCAGCATAAGGCTCAAATGGGCCAGTTTGAAAGCAACAGCGCTGGTGGGAAAGTAGCAGAAAAAGTTCAGAAAGAAGTTAAAGAAGCTGGCGGTATAGCGAAAATCACCACAAAATATACGACACAGCAAAAGGAAACAAAAATCATAGTGAACTCGCCGTGGGTGAAAGACCATGTGCTGTTCAAAGACAACTCTGTCATAAAGAAGGGCAAGGAATATCGAAGGATGCTCAACTTCCTTTGCGGGTATACGATGGCAGGTAAAAATAAACATGACGATGTTCCTGATGCTTTGGCAATGTTTGCTGAGTATGTCCAGCAACTAGAAGGGAACAAGGTGGAGGTATTCCGACGCCCGTTTTAAAAAGTATCTTGTGTTTTTTCTCATAAATTGGTTTACAAACACATTATATTGTGGTATAATTAAAAAAGAAATACAATATATAGTATTTCGGGAGAGAGTAAGCGGGCCGACGGTACATCGCCGGAGGCCCAAATACGGTACGGATGTCCGAATGGATGGGCATAGGCTCTCAGATGGGAGCACAAGGCGGTTCAAGCCCACCCCGTGCCACCAATCCGCAAAAGCGGAAATAAACCAATCTGGTTTGCTGGCTGTGGAAGAGACACTTTTCCCATTGTATCTTGCGCTGTATAGTGGGAGAAAACAAATGGCGCATGTATAGGACGGTGTGCAAATCCTGATAATCACACAACATAGCCCTGTTACGAGGGCTATTTGCAGCGCTGGTGTAATTGGCGCATACCAGCTTTCAAAGCTGATGGTACGGGTTCAAGACCCGTGCGCTGCTCCAAATTTTCAGGAAAGGTGGGCGGTTGATTGAAGGTAAATGTTTTTTGCCCAATATGTGCCGCCGCCGGTATCCGAAGAAAGCTTATGGAAGTAGAAGACGATGCAAATGGAACTGTTTATCCATATTGCAAAGGATGTCATAAAAACATAAAAATAGTTCTTCCTTTGAGGAAAACTGAAATAAACCAGTGCCAAGTGCCTCTCCCCTGATGGAGCTAACAGTGCCAAGTGCCAATGAGTTTCCGAGATTCATTTCCCGGATTCTTGTTGGCGCTTTTTTGTTTGTTTGGAGGTGGCAAGGTGACTGAAAACGATACTGTTCGAGCTTTATCTGAGTGGCCGGTCAATGGTTTGACGGGTCGGCGTAAAATCTACACCTCGAAAAAGCGAGTCACCCCGGAAAATGTGGTGGATGTTCTGGGAAAAGCGCTGGCAGTGCATCGTATCAACAGGGTAGAAACAGCCTACCTGTATGATTATTACAGAGGGAAACAGGACATCCGCCTGAAAAATAAAATCGTCCGCCCGGAGATTAACAACAAGGTGATGATTAACCGTGCGAACGAGATCGTGACCTTCAAGACGGCCTATCTGCTGGATGGCCCGATCCGCTATGTATCCAACGGCGGAGAGGATGATATTTCCGCCAGTGTAAACACACTTAATGAGTATATGCGGGCCGAGAGCAAGGACACTCTCGATAAGGAACTGGCAGACTGGATGCACATTTGCGGTGTGGCGGTACGTATGGTTCTCCCTGATGAAGCAGGAGAAGAAGATGGTTCCCCCGTATCCATTTACACCCTTGATCCGAGGGCTGCGTTCTGCATCTATCACAGCGGAATCGGGCAGAAAAAGGTCGCGGGTGTGATAGAACAAGTAGACGAAGAGTGTCAGCCTTATTTTTGTGTATATACCCCGGAGTGGTACTTCGAGGTACAGAACGGTAAGATCACGAAGCAAGAGACCCGCACCATACCATACATCCCCATTGTGGAGTATGTGAACAACGATGCACGAATGGGGGCCTTTGAGCCGGTCATCCCTATCCTGAACGCCATCAATATGATTGAGTCTAACCGGCTGGACAGTATCCAGGATTTCGTGAACGCTTTTGATGTGTTCCAGAATTGCGAAATTGACAAGAACGCATACAGATCCCTTGCTTCTGGAGGCATGGCGATTGAAATTAAGGGTGTTCCTGGTATGGAAGCCAAAGTCTACCGCATTGCCTCTGAGCTGAATCAGGCCAACACGCAGACTGTTGTGGACGATTTGGAAGACGCCTATCTAACCATCTGCGGGATGCCGAACCGGAACGGCGGTTCCTCTACAAGCGACACCGGTCAGGCGGTCATTTACCGGGACGGCTGGTCTGCTGCTGAGAGCCGGGCTAAGGACACGGAAAAGACATGGGAGCGGTCAGAGAGAGAGTTTCTACGGCTGGTGTTGTATATCTGCCGGGAGACTGGAGATTTGGGCTTGCAGCTGTCCGACATCAAGCCGGAGTTCACTCGGAAAAACCTGTCTAACATTCAGTCTAAGGCTCAGGTTCTGGCGGAGATGCTGAACAACAGCAAGATCCATCCGAAGCTGGCGTTCCAGTACAGTGGGTTGTTCAGCGACCCAGAATCTGCGTACAGGATTTCTCAATCTTACTACGAAGAGCAGCAGGCTGTACTTCAAAGGTCTTTGCGAGATGAAATTTCCCGTGGAGAGCATGTCCAATCGAATGTTGAAGAAGCCCAAAGTGAGTAGGTGACCCCTTGGAGGATAGCGATTGCAACGCGACAAGACGGAAGCCTTACCGTTTTCCTCCAAGTTCACAATATAAGGCACTACGAAAGGCGGTAGCAATATTGGGAAAGCATGTAGATTTGACCGGGCGAAGATTCGGAAGGCTTGTCGTTTTATCTCCATCTAAAACACGAAAGTATAGGCAAGCATTTTGGGTTTGCCAGTGTGATTGTGGAACAATCAAAGAGTTTCCAACAGAGTCATTGAAAAAAGGTGCATCTAAAAGTTGTGGATGTCTCCAAAAAGAAAGAGCAAGTACAACAAAGAAAAAACATGGGCAATGCGATAGTAGGCTGTATTCGATTTGGGCCAATATGATAGGAAGGTGCAGTAGGCCCACAAGTACGGGTTATGAAAATTACGGCGGAAGAGGAATAAAAGTTTGTGATGAATGGCACAATTTTCAGTCTTTCATGCAATGGGCCGAGCAAAGCGGATATGACCCTGCTCTTAAATTTGTGGAATGCAGTTTAGACAGAATAGATGCCAACAAGGATTATTCGCCAGATAATTGTCGCTGGGTAGATTGGGACACACAGCAAAACAACCGAAGAGATACAAAAAAGATTTTGTTTAGGGGTGAGCAAAAAACACTGGCGCAACTTGCGAAAGAATATGGAGTTAGTTCAAGCACTTTGCGATACCGGATTAAGGCTGGATGGAGTTTAGAAGAAGCTCTAACAAAGCCTATACAAGGTGGGAAATTAAATGAGCAGGTACTGGGAGCTTAGTGACAAAACGATTGAATTGCTTAATAAAAAAGCGATTAGAAGGTTTGAGAGCGCAAAAGACCAAGCCGCAAGGTTGAATTTTGATGAACTTAATGTGCTTGAAATCACACGGAGCTTATACCGAGACCTTCAATTCGATAACCAGTCTGCCTTTTTAGAGCTGGCGCAAGAGCGGTATCAGGAGGCCGAACCGCATGGAGAGGAACCGCCTGATTTAGCGTGGCTACTGGCATTGCTGGCGGCTTATAACGCCGTCACGAAGGTTATCTATGACAACGACGCCGAACGAAAGAGGCAGTACACCGCTGAGGGCATCAATTCCAGCACGGCCAAGGTGACTGAGTTTCGACGGGGGCTGCATTACTGGGCTGACCTGACCGCTACATACGGGGATATCGTGACCGATGAATCAACTCTAAAAGCCTATCGAGATGCCGGGGTAAAAAAGGTCAAGTGGATTACTGCTGGTGACGAAAAGGTATGCGAAACTTGCCGGGAGCGAAATGGGAAGGTGTACTCCATTAACGCGATACCACCGAAGCCCCATAGACGATGTAGGTGTTGGCTGGAGGCCGTGAAATGAAATTTTGTTTTGGAGACATTGTCGTAGTAGATGGCAATCAGATTGGCGTGATTGTGAAATCTTGGGAAAGGTCATTACAGGGCTTGCCAGAATCGCACGATATCTATGTGAGAAGTTACAACGCTATTGCGAATTACCCAGAAAATGAAATTGAGAGATATATGGTGCGGCACAAGTATTTGGATGAGCAAGAACTTGAGTGGCAACACAATGCAACAAAGTAATTTAAGCGGCCCAGCCGTTTGAATATGTCCACAGAGAAATAGGAGGAAGCCGTGAAAATTAAGTGCAGAAACTTTGAAGGGGAAATCCTTTTGTTGGCGGCGAACATAGAAGAATACTACCTTTGTCAAGAACCGCGGACGGCAGTTTCTTCCTATGACCTAAAATTTGTGCAGGAGACAGGAGAAATTATTGAAATTCGCGGTGTTCTTCCATCTGATTTTGAAATCGTGAAGGAATAAACTCCGTTTGAATATGGCCCCAGAGAAGGGGCGGTATAAGTATCGCAGGCTCACAGAGAAGTGAGGGTAATCAAACGCAAGAATAAGTCGGAGATGACTATAAGCGCAAAGGAGAGTTTTTATGGCCACCATTGATATCAGCACGATTGAGGGCTTTGATGGGATGACTGCTGAACAGAAGGTAGATGCACTTCTGAAAGCTGAAATTCCTGAGAAGGTGGATTTGTCTTTGTATGTGTCGAAAGATACTGCGGACAAATATGCGACAGAGGCCGCTGAACTGAAAAAGCAGCTCAAATCCAAAATGACCGATGACGAGGCCGCAAAGGCCCAAGCCGATGCAGACCGCAAGGAGCTGGAGGGCAAGTACACCGAACTGCTGCGGAAGTCCACCATTGCCGAGCACACCGCCCGCTATATCGCCATGCCGGGCTATGACGAGAAGCTGGCCCGCGAGACAGCAGAGGCGTTGTTTGACGGCGATATGGAGCGGGTCTTTGCCAACCAGCAGAAGGCCAACGCCGCATATGAGAAGAAGCTGCGGGCTGATCTGGTGAAGCAGGACCCTAAGCCTGACGGTGCTGGTGGTGGAGAGGTCGGCAAGAATGAGGCCGTAGAGTTTGCCAAGAAGCTGGGCAAGCAGCGGGCCGATGCCCTCAAAAATGCAAACGAAGGTTTGAAACACTATTTTTGATGAAAAGGAGAGAAACAGATGAAGTTTTCCAAGACTTCTGTTGGCGGCACTGTAGAAATTTTGGCTGCTGACGATTTTGTGGCAATTCCTATTAAAGTGGATGAAACATCGACTGTTAAGGCTGGAACGCCGATGACTTCTGCTGGGAAAAAGATTGCATCCACGTCTTATGCTACTGCTGCAGGTATGCTCCTGTACGATGTAGATCCGACAGAGAATCCGAACGGAGCGCTGCTGGTTCAGGGCGTTGTAGACAAGGCAAAAGCTCAGGAGCATTCTGGTGTAACATTGGATACGACATTTGCAGTGCCCGGGATTATCCTGCGGGACAACATCGGCGTGAACGAGTAAGGAGGCGAACATAATGGATTTGAGAGAAGTTTTTACACCTGCTGCGATTGCGGCGAACTGGACGGAGGTTGCTTCCAACCAGATTCCCTATCTGGGCGCTACCCTGTTTCCTGCCCGCAAGAAGGCTGGCCTTGATCTGTCCTGGCTCAAAGGTTCCCGTGGCCTGCCTGTGTCTCTGATGCCTTCCGCTTTTGATGCTAAGGCTACCTTCCGGGATCGGATTGGCTTTGAGAAACTGGAGACGGAAATGCCCTTCTTCCGCGAGGGTTACAAGATCAAAGAGAAGGATCGGCAGGAGATGCTTCGAGTGCAGGAGTCTACCGACCCGTATGCTGCTGAGGTGATCGCCCGTGTGTTTGACGATACTCGTGATTTGATTGATGGCGCGAATGTTGTCCCTGAGCGGATGATTATGCAGCTGCTTTTCCCGGAGGGCGGCGATGTTGGCATTGCGATCAAGGCAAACGGGATGGATTACACCTACAAATACGATACGGATGGTTCCTGGAAAACAACCAACTACACTGCTCTGACCAGTACTGCAACTTGGGACAAGCCGGCAACAGCAGATCCCTTTGCGGCGTTCAAAGCGGTTAAGGATGCAATCCGTGCAAAAACCGGCACTGAGCTGACTGTAGCCATCATGAACTCCTATACCTTCAATCTGTTGTCCAAAGCGGATGCTGTAAAGAACCGTTATATGACTACCAACGGCATGTCTCTTGGATATCTGACTGAAAATGAAGTAAAGGCGGTTGTGGAGTCTACTTCTGGTTTGCGGATTGCAATTTACGATAAGCAGTATCGGGACGAGAGCAAGGTTGCTCATGCGTTTGTGCCAAACGGCTATGTCTGCCTGATCCCTGACGGAACGCTTGGCGGAACATGGTATGGCACTACGCCGGAAGAGGCGGATCTGCGCGGAGCGTCCAGTGCAGAGGTTTCCATTGTAAATACCGGAGTTGCCATTACCCGCGTTCTGCAGGAGCACCCCGTAAACATCAATACCTTTGCATCCGAAATTGTCTTGCCTTCCTTTGAGCGCATGGACGAAGTGGCAGTACTTAACGTCCTGGGGGAATAATCGGGTCTGACATTCTGACGCTGTTCCCCGGCAGTCAGACCCTATTGGGGAAGCAGGTGTCCGACCTGGTAGGCAATGATCTGATGGTCAAGGCAGACGGTTCAGTCTCTGGTACATTCCATCATGTGACAGGATACACAGAGTTCAGTTCGGAACCGGATGAACAGGATGGCTATTACTTCCCGTTCCACCTGACAAAGACTGGAAGCAAGATGACATTCAAAAAGAACGGCTCTCCTACAAAGCAGGACATTACCTTTGATCCTGACATTATTTTCCGTGTGACGAAAACGGATACTTTTGAAGTTCTGGTAGATGGGAAGAGCGTTGTGATCTTCCGTTTTGACGGAGCTTCGTTTGAGTAAAAACAGGAGGCGGCATGAAGTTTATTCCAAATTACCGCGTGTGCTATAACGGCCGGTTTTATGAGGCTGGTTTTCCGTTCCAGATCAGGGACGAAGACGCGGATACAATGCAAAAGCATGGGACAGTACTCCATGAACCTTCGCCGCCTCCTGCTGCCCCAAGAAAAGCAGGAAGACCGAGGAAGGTGAATCATGGAGAATCTGGAAAGGCTGAAACTGCGCACCAATGAATCCGATGAAGAGCTGCTTCAAGAGCTTTTGGAGAGCGCTAAACATGCGATTTTGGCACGTCGGTTCCCTTATGGAGAATACCCGGAAACATTGGAGCCTCGCTACAGCGACCTGCAGGTACGGATTGCACTGGCGGCCTATAACAAGCTTGGGGCGGATTATCAGACAAGCCACAAAGAAAATGGTGTAGACCGTGGATGGGCGTCGGAAGGAATACCAGAGGAATTGCTGCAGGAGGTTACTCCTGTTGTAGGAATGGTGCGGTGATATGAGAAATCTACGCGCGAATTTGAGCCCTGTCTATTACAAGAACTATATTGGGCAGGTAGAGATTGAGGATCAGTACGGGAATGTAACAGGAAATTTTGTCCCGCTTTATACTTCACAAAAGAAAGCTTACCTTTGTGTTTCTCCCAATAAAGGGAGTTCCGAAGTAAACCAGTTTGGCACGCAAACAGATTATGACCGAACGATGACTACTGCGGACACAGGGTGCGAGATCAATGAAAACTCGGTCTTGTGGATAGACGGAGCAGATCCGGAAGGTGCGTATAACTACCGCGTCAAGAAACGAGCTGCGTGGAAAAACTCCCTTCAATTTGCCATACAGGAAGTTGACGTCAGCACCTATGAAAAAGAGCAGCAGCAGGCAATGAAAGCGGTGAGTTTTGTTGCAAATCAAGATCGATCTAAGCGCGGATTCCCTGTCCAAAGCTCTTGACCGGTTAGAGGGATATCGGAAAAAGGTTTCCGATGCGGATGAAACGATTGTGCAAACTCTGACAGAATCCGGTACAGAGCAGGCGAAGGAATTTGCTATGTACATGAATGCCTATGATTCCGGTGCGCTGGTCAATGGGATTGTAGGGAGAACATTTGGAAAGACCGGCGAAATTGCCGCTACGGCTCCGCACAGCGCTTTCGTAGAATTTGGAACTGGAGTCATGGGAAAGGGAAGCCAGCATCCGAATCCCGGCCTTGCTGGGTGGAAGTACGATGTCAACAACCACGGGGAATCCGGTTGGTGGTATCTTGGGGATGACGGAGAATGGCATTGGACAAAGGGCATGCCAAGCCGCCCGTATATGTATGACACTGCGCAAATTCTACGGGAGAGCATACCGTATGTTGCAAAAGAGGTGATTGACGACGATTGATATTGAGAGCTTTATCTTTTCAAGAATCGCCACGGTCCTTCGAGAGCGCTACGGTGCGTATGTCACAGGAGAGTATACGGACTCACCGGCGAAGTTCCCATCTGTGACCATTGCAGAGGCTTCCAATACTGTGCTGCAGAAAATGCGTACCAGAAACATCGAGAATGCAGCAACGGTTCTGTATGAAGTAAATATTTACAGCAACAAAGTCGGGTATGGAAAAATGGAAGCGAAAGAGCTGCTGCAAACTGTGGATGAAGAGTTTTCCAAACTGAACTTTACACGTATTTTGATGAACCCGGTGGCAAATTTGAATGATGCCACCATTTACCGTATTGTCGCACGGTATCAAGCCGTTGTCGATAAAGAGTATAGAATCTATACAAATTGAGTGGGCTGACAGTGCCAAGTGCCATAGTGCCAAGTGCCTCCCAACCATCTAAAGGAGGAAATTAAAATGAGCATTCAACTGAGCACTGCCGGCGTAACTATGAAGTACGCCGTGGAAGCGACCTCTGGCACCCGTCCTACGACAGGCTATACTGAGGTCCCGGAACTGAAAGCAATCCCAGAAATGAACCCTGAACCGGATACGCTGGAAACAACCAACCTGAAAGAAACGGAATACAAAACCTACATTGCTGGCCTAAAAGATCTTGGCGGCGCGCTGGGCTTCACAATCAACTTGACAAAAGACAGTCTGGCCGCATGGAGCACTATGGTTGAGGCGTATGACGAAGCGGCCGGAGAGGGGAAGGCAATGTGGTTCTGTATTGATGTGCCCGGTCTTGCGAAGGATCTGTTCTTTACAGGCCAGCCTACGCCGCTTGGACTTCCCGGTATGGAGGTCAACAATGTGCTGGAAGCGACGGCCTATATTACGCCGACCAATGCCCCTGTTTGGGACGCAAAGCTTTCAGAGGTCTAATACATCGTGAAAAGGAGTTTTGAGCCATGAGCAAAATGAATGAAGAACGCGTAAACCCGATCCGGATCACCGTGGACGGGACTGTTTATGAGCTGGACTTTTCCAGGGAAAGTGTTGCCTTTGCAGAGCAGCGCGGCTTTAAGGCGGAAGATGTAATCGCATTCCCGAACACAAAAGTTCCGGAGCTGTTTTTCTATGCGCTGCGCAAGAATCACAAATTCATTGCCCGGACACAAAGCGACAAGCTTCTGGAGTCCATCGGCGGCATGACTGTTGCCATGATGGAACGCCTGATGCAGCTCTATAACCAGACTGCATATGCCCATCGCGTTATCACAGACGAGGAATTGGCAAAAAACTCCAATGTGACAGTGGAAATGTAATTTCGCTGTCGGAACTGTTTGAACGGGAATGTCCCTATTATCTTTCCATTGGAATGACTTGGGATCAATACTGGAACGGCGATGTCTGGATCATTGAACAATACCTTGCGGCGGAACGCATAAGGCAGGAACGTATCAATCAGGATGCATGGCTGCAGGGCATGTACATTTATGAAGCGGTTCTGGATGCAGCGCCGGTGCTTCATGCATTTGCCAAAAAAGGGACGAAGCCGAATCCATACAGCGATAAGCCTTATTCGTTCCGAAAAGGAAAAGAGCCGGACGAGACGCAGATTGAAAATGAGCGCTTGAAGGCGAGCCTTTTCTTTGAGAACTGGGCCAGAGCAAACCGGAAGATCGGATAATTTCCATCCATTCCAATAAATTGTACCTTGACAACCGAATATATGGATAGCGGAGATTTTGATTTAGAATCTACCATTTGAGAGGCAAACGGATATCGCTGTCTCTCACAACATTGGTTGAACGCCAGGGATAGGCCGACGGGCCGAAAAGGGAGGTGCCACCTTACTCCCCTGCCCTGGGTCAACATATAAGGTGAAAATAACATTTTAGAAAGGCGGTATATACATGAACGATATAATGATTTTCAACAATCCCGAGTTTGGGCAGATTAGAACCGTGGAAGTAGGCGGGGAGCCGTGGCTGGTTGGTAAGGACGTGGCTCAAGCATTGGGGCACACCAACCCACGCAAAGCCCTGGCTGACCACGTGGACGATGAGGACAAGGGGGTAACGAAATGTTACACCCCTGGCGGCGAGCAGGAAATGACCATTATCAACGAATCCGGTCTCTATTCTCTGGTATTGTCCAGCAAACTCCCCGGAGCGAAGAAGTTCCGCCGATGGGTAACAAGCGAGGTATTACCATCTATCCGTAAACACGGAACTTACATGACCTCAGACACTATCGACAAAATGATAAATTCTCCGGAGTTTGGCATCAAGCTGCTTACTGCACTAAAAGACGAGCAGGACAAACGGAAGTCTTTGGAAGCCGAGTTGGATCGCAGCAAAGAATGGTATTCCATCAAACGAGTAGCACATATGAACGGCGTATCTCACAAGGCATTCGATTGGAGGAAGCTCAAGATTGAAAGCCAACGCCAGGGCTATGGGGTAAAAAAGATTTTCGACGCTAACTATGGGACCATTAACGTTTACCACATGAACGTTTGGGAGAAGGTTTATCCGCTGATGGAACTATAAATGTTTTGATTGATTCTGTATTCCTCTTGTGCTATAGTCGATTCAGGGATTTTCCCTAAATTGGAAAGAGAGGAAGAGAACGTTATGAAGAAAGTCTTATCTATTTTAGCTGCTGTGGCGATGGTTATTTCTCTGGTTGCATGTGGGAACAATTCGTCTGGGCAAGGTTCCAGTGAAGAGCAAATTCCAATGAGCAACGATGAAATCAAACAGATGTATGCAGATGTGAATGAGTTCAAAGGACGAACTATTGAACTTACGGGGAAAATATTTGGTTCTATAGATTATGATTCTGATGGAGTATATTTTCAGATGTATGCAGATCCGGCTAATTATGAGATGAATACGGTTGTTGCATATGGGAATCCTGATGCAGAATTGAGTGATGGCGATTATGTTAAAGTAATTGGCAAGGTCAGCGGAGAATTTGAAGGGGAAAATATGCTTGGAGCAAAAATTACGGCGCCAGTTATTACAGCTGATTCTGCTGAAGTTTTAACGTACCAAGATGCTGTTGCTCCTACATTATATACATATATTCCGAATGAATCTACATTGACACAAAATGGATATTCTGTGACGGTGGAAAAAGTTGAATTAGCAGAACAAGAAACGCGTGTGTATATTAAAGTTGAAAATAACGGAGCAGGAAAGTTTAATCTGTATTCATTTAATTCGCTAATTATTCAAAATGGCAAGCAATATGAAGAAGAAACGAACTATGAAGCGGATTACCCTGATGTCCAAACCGATTTGTCTGTTGGAGTTTCCACAGAAGGAATATTTACTTTCCCGGCGATTGAGAATGCAGACTTCCAAATTATTTTGGAAGGAAGTTCTGACAATTGGTCAGAAGATTTCGAATCCTTTACCTATAATATATCTGTGTCTTAATGAAATACCCTCCGCCAATTCCTGCGCGGAGGGTATACTTTTCCGCACTTGTCTTCTTATTGTTAAATGTGGTAAAATTTAGAAGAAAAGGAGTGGAAAGTGATGAGCAGGAAAGAATGTAGTAATATACTATTTATATGTATTATCGTTGGGATCCCACTATATTTTCTTATTAACTTTATGACTCCGATATTGATTATTGGTATTATAATATTGGTTATAGCATTAATGACGGCGCGAATGGATTCAAAGAGTCAAGAAAAGCAACTTGAAAATATAATTCATGTAGAATTTATTGAAAGAACTAAGATTTACAAAGAAGGCTTTGAGCATACAGGATTTTCAATAGGGACGAGCGGGCACGGACGCGCTTATTTCGGGAAGAGAAAGAGGCTGCAAGGTATACAGGCTACATTTTACGTAACATATTCAGATAAGGAACCCCAAAATATATCGGTTAAGGAAGGTACAACGCAATATTTCAAATTGATGTCATATATGAGACAACAAAATATGAAAGAAAGTAGGGTAGCGCACAAGAAGAATGATGAAGTAGTTATACAACCTGTGAAAGAGGAACAAAACATGGCGGAAATAGAGCCCACTGTTATTTCTGATAGAATTAAACTCGATCCTCCAAAAGTGTTGGAAATTCCATTTGATGTTTTGCCAAATGAGTATTCTTTGGAGGTAAGACATCAGTCGTGTATTTATAAGCAAACAGATTATAATGACGTACGATATGAAGTCGATATTCGTTGTGAAGTCCACTATGACGCATCGGTAAAAGGTATAACAAATCGAAGAATTGTTGTTTCACTATATGATAGTAAAGACCGTATTTTTGCAGTCCAAAATACATGGCCAGATCGCCTTGATAAGTCGGGTTGTAAAGTTGTTGAAATAAATTTTTGGAAAGATATCTATGAAGAACCAAGCAAAGTTTCTATTAGTATAGAGAGATGCCCTTAAACAAAGCCCTCCGCTCCTTTTGGAACGGAGGGTATTTTTTTGGAAAACCTCTTGACTTTTTGTGTACATAATAATACAATAACCATGTACATAGAAAGTAGGTGATGAAATGTCGCCCCGTACAGGCAGACCCAAGGCGGAAAACCCGAAGAATATTCAAGTGAAGTTTTTGGCAGACAAAGAAACCGTTGCTGATTTAAATTTCTGCTGTGAAAAACTGAACAAGACCAAAAGTGATATTATTCGCATTGGAATTCAAAAGGTTAAAGCCGAGGCAGAAAAATAAGACAACCGGGAAACCGTGACAAGTAACCCCGATTGTCTTATGCACCAGAGGTCTCCCACTGGATAAATCTATTCTATCACAGCGGGAACCTTTAATCAATAGGAGGTTTCCCATGAACGAAAGAAACAGTATTCAAGAATTGCTCAATCAGTTGGCGAACAGCGAACATTGGGTCAAGCGCATTGCCGCCGCCTATTTGGGTGTGAGGCCGGATCAAGTGGTTATCACGGTGAAGGAGGGCAGCGAAGATTAAGGGAAGAAATCATTTCGCTGCGCAATTCTGCAGCTGACGATTAAAAAGAGAGGTGCTCCACAAAGATGTTTGGCGACATCGGAGCACCCTCAGTTTAAGGTCAAGCATGTGATGAAGATTGACTTATTAGGAGGTAACCACATGAAGAGTGGAAACATTTCTCGCATGGAGAACGTCGCAAGATATGAGGCGACGGAAAATAAACTCACCCAGATCAATGCAATGTTCCAAATTATTTTGGAAAACATTTTCAGCTTTGACACGATTGAATTGAAAGAAGGAACAAGGGAAGAACTTGAAAAAGCTGCAGCTCTGTGCGCCAGTTATCCAACATGGCGGGAAGCCTTGCAAATGCTGCATGAGAACATCAGCGATCTGCGAGACGAGGTTGCAAACTATGCATTCCTCTGTGAAATGGAGGCCTGACATGAACGAACTTAAAGTTTTTAATTTCCGCGATGTGGACGTAGTAGACAGCAGGGACGTAGCGCAGATGGTAGGGCGAAGCCATAACGAACTTCTTAAGAGTATCCGCACTTACCAACAGTATTTAGCCGAGGGGAATTTCCCCCACGGCGCATTCTTCATCGGAAACAGCTACATCGATAACAACAATCAGGAACGCCCGTGTTTTTTAATTACTAAAAAGGGTTGTGATATGATTGCAAATAAGATGCCCGGAAAGAAAGGCGTATTGTTTACAGCGGCCTATGTCACTGCTTTTGAGAAGATGAACGAGCAGTTGAAACCACACACCCGCATCTCTCAAGAGGTTTCTCCAAACGGCCTTGCCAATCTGGTTCGCATCACAAGAAGGGTAATGCTGGATATGGGAAGCACACCGCAGCAAGTAGGCTATATGGTTAAGGATATGTTTTCCACTTGGAACGTTCCGATTCCTGCGTCTCTTGAAATGCAGTGCCCCGGACAGATCTGCTTAACAGCATTTCAGCAGCCGCCTCTTTTAGCGGAATAACAATTTAATAATCGAGATCCCCGCTATCCATATATTCGGATGGCGGGGATTTTATAGTTTTAGAAAGAAGGCGCATGGATGTGAGGGAAGATTGGTCTGAATATTGGGCTGGTAAGGAAAAAGAATTAACGCAAACGGAAAGGCTTGGCTTGGCGTATTGCAGGCTTAATTGCTGGGAATGGGATGACTTTATTGGAGAGAAGCCAAAAGATTTTGATAAATGCGCGTATTCGAGCAAAAACCCGATTATAAGATTCTTAAAAGGCCAACATTCCAAATCATATTATATCACGCCGGCAGTACGGGCAATTGAGAAAGCAATAGGTGAAGCAGAAGTCAGCAGATGTTGGTGGAAATTTACTCTCGGAAGGACAGATAAAGAATGGGCAGAGTGGTATTTCTCAACACAACACCTTTAAACATTTAACGCAATAAACATTATAAGGGAGGGATTTGTTGAAATTTTATATAACAGAAAAAGGAGCGGCACTTCTGGCTGCAATAGAATCCGGTCTCTTTGATAATACGCATCATCAAATCGAAACATTTAATGTGTTTTGGTCGCTCTATCAGGAAAAGTTATCCAAATGCAGAAAGGGCAGCCTGGAAGATCCCGGTAAAATGTTCGACGAGAAGCCCAAGAAAAAAGACTGCAATATTAGCAAATATACCAGCTGCCGATATTTTGTTCTCATAGCGTCTTTGTTTTTCTGTTTCGGCGCGTTCTTTGTCTGCATTTTCGATTGACGATAACACAGAAAGCCCTTTTTGATTGATATAGTACACATCTGAGTCTAACATAATTTTACTACAGTGCCAAGTGCCTCTCCCCTGATGGAGCTAACAGTGCCAAGTGCCATTTATTTTACCGAAAGGGGGAATTGGCACATGGCAGAGGCTACAATTGACAGCATCAAAATTGAGATCAGCGCATCGTCCGATGCTGCGGCTGAAAATATCAAAAAGCTGTCCGAGGCACTGAAGGAACTGAAAACGAGCACCAGCGGTGGCGTCCGCGGGTTAAACACGATCAAGAAACAGCTGGACGGGCTGAAAACCACCTTGTCTGGATCGGATAATTCCGGAACAAAGCTATCTGAAATTGCAAGGGGACTCAAAGCTCTTTCTGAGGTGCAAAAGTCGAGCGGCCTTAGTTCTACGATTAATGCACTGAAAAAACTTCCGGATATTTCGAGTCAGCTTTCTCAAATGGATATGGATAAATTTGCTCAGTCCATCAAGAAAGCAACGGCTGCACTTTCTCCGTTGGCTGCGGAAATGGAAAAAGTGTCGAAGGGATTTGCAGCATTTCCAATCCGCATTCAGAAGATCATTCAAAGCAATTCCGGCTTGACGGCATCCAATAAAAAGGCGGCAGACAGTTTTAACAGCGTCGGAAAATTCAGCTTGAAAAGCATTGCCAACCTTACTTTGTTTGGATTTGGGATTAATGCTGTTGCCGATGTACTAAGCGGGTTTATTACAAATATCAACGCCTATGTGGAAAATATGAATCTGTTTTCCGTTTCTATGGGTGAATATTACAGCGAAGCGATGGAATATGCAGAGCTGGTGCAAAGCAAACTCGGCATTGATATTTCTGAATGGACGAGAAACCAGGGCATTTTTATGTCAATGGCAAAGGGCTTTGGCCTTGCAAACGATCAGGCCTATAACCTGTCCAAAGGGCTGACTGAACTTTCCTACGATATTTCTTCGTTCTTCAATATCAGTTTGGATGCGGTTGGTGACGGCGCGTTTGCGAAAGTCCAGTCCGGTATTTCAGGTGAATTGGAACCGCTTCGCAGGCTCGGATATGCGCTGGATGAAGCAACACTTCAGCAGGTAGCATATGACCACGGTGTAAACCAGTCGATCCGCACGATGACACAGGCGCAGAAAGCCATCATTCGCTATACAGCGATTGTGGAGCAGTCTGCCCGCATGGGCGTCATTGGAGATATGGCAAAAACACTGGAGTCCCCAGCAAATGCACTTCGTATTCTACATATGGAATTTAAGTCGCTGTCCCGCGCCATCGGAAGTATTTTTATTCCTGCTTTGGTGAAGATCATTCCAGTTGTGCAGGCGGTCGTAGAAGTTTTGACTGAATTCGCACAGGCGCTGGCAAAGCTGTTCGGCTTCAAGATGACAGACTGGTCTTACTCTGATTGGGAAGGCATGGGCAATGCGATTGATTTTGGCGCTGGGGCGGCAGATGACATGGCAGACGGCATGTCCGATGCGGCAGCGGCGGCAAAGAAGCTGAAAGATTATACGCTTGGGATTGACGAATTAAATATTATTAAGCCCGATACAGGGGCAGGCGCTTCCGGCGGCAGTGGTGCAGTGGGCGGCGCTGGATGGGAAAAAGACTGGGATCTGGATAGTGTTTGGGATGAATCTGTGCTGAAAAACATTACCAGACAAGTGGACGAGCTGAAAGAGAAGGTCAAAGATATTCTCCCTATTATAGGTCTGGTATCTGCTGGGTTTCTTGCGTGGAAACTGGGGCCATCCCTTTTGGGTAATTTGGGCCTATTAGCATCTGGACTGAAAAAGGCATATGTCAATGCATTGATGTTAAAAAATGCATTGATAGGAGCAAACAAGAGCAGTAAACTTCCTGCATTAGTTGGCTTCGTACCGGCGGTTTATGCACCTATTGAGAAATTGGCTAAACTTCTTACTTCTGGTGTTTTCAAGAACGGACTCGGCGCAGCTATTATGGGGGCTGGCGGAGCAAGCCTTGCATCGTGCATTGCAGCGATAGCTGCTACAGTTTCTGGAATTGCACTTTTAGGTGCTGGACTTCTGGATACGGTAACGAAAAGTAAACTGTTTCAGCATGGTATTGCGGGGATTATTGAAATTATAGGTGATTTTACGAAACCAATTGTAAATCTGGTGTCGTCTGTTTTCCCAGATTTTGAATTTGGCTGGAAAGGGATCAATGAAGCGTTAGAGAATGCAACAGGTGGATTTATTCGAGTAAGCGATCTGGCTATTACGCTGGGAGGGCTTCTTCTGTTTGGCCCTGCTGGACTGGCAATTGAGGGGATTGTCCTCGGAATCAAAGCCATAGGAAAAGCGACAGAGGACATTATCCAGCCAGTAGACTTATTTGGAGACAGTATAAGCGCGGCGACAAGAGATAACGTTGAACCATTTATCGATGCAATGGATACACTTGATTCCTCCATTAAAACGCTTGAATGGGGAAATATAGTTATCACAGACTCAGATGTTTCTAATATTCAATCACAGCTTAGCAGTATCACGGACACGATTGTAAATTCTCTAAGTGCTGATAAAAACGAAGCGCTTAAAAACTTGGAGCCGTTGAGGAATGCTTTGGGGGCTGATAAATTCGCTGAATACAGTGCAAATGTTGCCAGGGGATATGATGAGCAAATCAAGGCAGTTACAGATGGCGAAGCAGAAATTAACAAAATTATTGCTGCGGCAGCTGCTGAGAATAGGGCTTTAACTGCAGAAGAAGCAGCGCAAATTTCCAGTATTCAAGCGTCTATGAAGGATACGGGAATTCAATATTTATCTGATACCCAAACAGAAGCAAATGTTATTTTGCAGAACATGAAAGATAATGCTGCTGATCTAACAGCGTTGCAAGCAGCTGAGATTATAAAGAATGCTGCTTCTGCAAGAGATGAATCTGTTGCTGCAGCTGAATCCCTATATAATGACACAATTTTTCAGTTGCAAAAGCTAAAAGATGCCGGGTTGATTACAGATGCAGCATATGGTGATATGAGGAGAGCGGCAGAAAGTAATCTGGAAGCAGCGAAGTCAAAAGCAGAAGAAACATTTGAAGCGACTAAAATTACTGCGCAAACTGAACTTGGTGAGATGTCCAAATATATTGATTTGGAAACCGGAGAGATGAAATCCCATTGGGATCTGTTTTGCGAAGGAGTTGTAGAAGATTGGGCGCCTATTTGGGAGAATGTAAAGACTTTAACAAGCGAAGGGCTTGAGAGTGTACGAACCAATTTTAACAATGCAATGGATTTTATTGGGAATGCTTGGGAAGAATTTTGCGATTGGCTGCCCCAATTTGCTGCAAAGAAGTTTAACGAAATCACAACCAATATTTCGAACTGGTACAATGAAAAAGTGAAACCTCTTTTTTCTCTCGAAACGTGGAAGCAGCTTGGTCAAGATGCTATTGATGGCCTTGTAAAGGGACTCGGTTCTTTATGGGATACAGGTAAAGATTTTGCGCAACTGTTACTTGCCGGATTTAGGAGCAAAGAAGGAATTGATTCGCATTCGCCTTCTAAAGCATTTGAAGAATCAGGACTTGATTCCCGTCAAGGATACATTATTGGTTTTGGAGATGCTAAAGGCATTGGAGTTAGTTTGGGTTCTGATATTGCAAAGGGTATTTCTCAGAGCACACCCGCCATCACAGCGGCGGCGCAGGGGATCGCGGACAGCGTGCAAAAGGTGTTCAATGGAATTTCCTATGACCCCGGTACAAACTACATGGCACTGATTAACGCGGCGAAAGAATCCGGAGACTTTGAAGAGGCTGCGCGGCTGGAAACCATCCGCAATGCGAAAATCGATGGCGAAGGACTCAACTGGGAAAAGACCTTTGATTTCACTGGTGTCACGGATCAGTTCCAGCAGGTGGCAGATCAGTTCAGCGTGCAGACAGATGCAATGAATACCGATTATTCCGAATTTGTCATCCAGACAAAGACTTCTACGGAAAGCATTAAAACGGATGTCCTTGCCTCCATCGAGACGGTAGACACAGCACTGAAGACTTTTATCACACAGACAACAAATAACTTCCGCACAATGGCGAAACAGAGCAACGCGCAAATTCAGTCCATTATCAGTGCTCTTAATGCAATTCCTCGCAACATTACAACCGTACATACGATTGTGACCCGAAACGTTTCGGGCGGATCTGGGAGCACAAAGGGATATGCTTCCGGCGGATTCCCAGATACAGGGGAACTGTTTTTGGCGCGGGAAGCTGGCCCTGAGTTGGTGGGACAAATCGGGAAGCGAACTGCGGTTGCCAACAACGCGCAGATCGTGGAAGGCATCCGCTACGGTGTGGCCGATGCAAATGCAGAGCAAAACGCTCTTTTGCAGGAGCAGAATGAGCTGCTGCGCGCCATCCTAAATAAGTCTGGGGTGTACTTGGACGGGAAGCAGCTCAAGAAATCTGTAGACAAGGCCAGCCGCAGCAGCGGAGCGAATATTTTGATCGGGGGTGTCGTGTAATGCGCTCAATGGTAACGGTAGCAGGGACGGCACTCCCCGAACCGTCGACATACAGTGCTACAACAAGCACAGTGGTGGACAGCGGAAGAAACGTGAAAGGCTATGTCATTGCAAGTGTCATCCGCAGTGGAATTGCAAAGGTGGAACTGAGCTGGAATTTTATATCTGCTCAGGATTGGGCGAATGTGATGTCTCTATTTAACAAAAGTTTTTTCAACAGTGTAACGTTCTTTTGCCAAGATTCCAACAAGTGGGAAACACGGACGATGTATGTTGGAGATAGAACCGCCAGCGTATTTCTTCGCAATCCGGATGGGAGTATCAAAGGGTACACAGGGGCGAAGCTTTCACTGATCGAGGTATAAGCTATGCAGAATGTATCGCAGAAGTGGAAAGACAACCAAGAGCAATATCTTGTGGGGGAAAGCTATGTTGAGGTTATCTTGAATGTAGGCGATCCGGAATCACAGGAGGATGCATCGGTCAGTGACAACGGATCAGATGAAATTTCCAATACGCCGCAGATTGTGGACGGTACAGATAAAAACGTGCTTCCATATGCTTCGTTGGAGCTTAACAGCTGGCTCCTGAGCAGCAACCGGATCATTCTTCCGGATGCGCCGCCATATGGGGATACCGGATACATCGGGGACGTTCTCAGCGGTGACGATGGCTCCTTTTCGAGTATTCCCACCATTACGATTTCGTTTTCAAAGTTGTTCACCAGTGTAATTCCAGGCATAACCATTGATTGGGGAACGGCATATGGAGAGTATGCAGACAGTTTTATTGTGACGGCATACAGTGGGGAAGCTGTATCTGCTTCGGCCACTGTCACGGGGAACCGGAACGTTTCTTCTGTTGTAAATCTGGATATAGAGGAATACGACAAGATCGTCATACAGATTACAAGATGGTGCCTTCCCCACCATAGAGCGAGGATTTCCAATATTCTGGTTGGCATTAAACAGACATATTCCAAAACCGAACTGATGAACTACAGCCACACCATAGAGGTTGATCCCGTTTCTGCTGCGCTTCCAACCATTGAAATCGAGTTTTCGATCTCCAATCTGAACGGGCAGTATAACCCGGATAATCCGCAAGGCGCTGAGAAATATTTAATGGAGCGGCAGGAGATAACGGCACGTTATGGGTATCTCATCGACGGCGCTATTGAATGGATCCCGGCTGGAACATTTTACATGAGCGAATGGGACACGCCGCAAAACGGTATTACAGCCAGCTTTAAGGCGCGCGATATGCAGGAACTTATGACGGATACCTATTCCGGACCGGTTGAGGGAACGCTTCTTGAGATTGCGACAGCTGCATTTGAACAGGCTGCATTGCCAAAGCAGAAAGACGGGAGCAACCGGTGGATCGTTGATGTGTCACTTGAAACAATCCATGCTCCTGAGGGGGCAAGCCTGGACGGAAATACAATTGCCGAGGTGCTGCAGTATGTAGCGAACGCGGCCTGTTGTGTGTTCTATCAGGACAGGGGAGGTATTTACCATATTGAACCGCTGCCCAGTGGAGTTACCGATTATGAAATAAACCAGTTCCGAAGCTATGAAAATTCTGAAATCAGCCTCAGCAAGCAATTGAAAGCCGTTTCGATCAATGATGGAGCCGCGGTGGTTTCTTTTGGGAGCGCAGGAGAAACGCAGGATGTGAACAATCCTCTGGTATCGGCTGAACGGGCTGAAACGGTTGCTACATGGATCGGAAACTACTTGAAGAACCGACGCATTCTGAGCGGGGAATTCCGGGCAGATCCGAGATTGGACGCTTTGGATAGGGTGAGCAATGAAAATCAGTTCGCACAGAGCACGGTTCTGGTTACATCCATTAAATACACCTATAATGGAGCATTCCGCGGGACTTATGAAGGCCGGGCGGAAGCATAAAGGAGGAACTTATGTCAGTCAAAAAAGTTCAGTTTTCTATCAATGGGCAGACCTATGATCTGACCTATGATGCGGGAAGCCAGCAGTACAAAGCTACTATTACTGCTCCGTCCACGACCAGCTACAACGAAAATGAAGAACACAAGTTTTATGGGACAGTTACCGCAGAAGATAATGCAGGGAACCGGGTCACAGCGACAAAGGATGAGTTTGAGGAATTAAAGCTACGTGTCCTTGAAAAGGAGAAACCTTTCATTGCGGTAACATATCCGACCGCAGGCGCTTATATCACCAGTGCAGCCCCAGTGTTCAAGTGGAATGTGACGGATACCGGAAGCGGGATTGATACAAGCAGCATTTCAATCAAGATCGATGGGAATACTGCTGTAACAAGCGGGATTGAAACGTCTTCCATTTCCAATGGATATGCCTGTACATATACGCCTTCGGAAGCGCTTGGAGAGGGTTCACATACCGTATATTTCAATGTAAGCGATCACGACGGGAACACTGCAACACAGGCCAGCGTCACATTTACTGTGGATACGATTCCGCCCACGCTGGTTATTACGTCTCCGGCTGATGGTCTGGTCACCAATCAGAGCAGCATTCTGGTTTCCGGAAACACCAACGACGCAACCTCTTCGCCGGTCACCGTTAAGGTACAGGTGAATGGAGGAATCGCACAGTCGGCAGAGGTCGCACCGGATGGAGCGTTCTCGATTAATGTTACGCTGGCAGAGGGCAGCAATACCATCCGGGTTGTTGCAACTGACAGTGCTGGCAAGAGCACCACGGTAGAGCGGTCGGTTGTACTCGATACGGGTGCTCCGGTGATTACGGCTATTACGTTGACACCTAATCCTGTAGATGCCGGCGCAACGTATATCGTATCTGTTACTGTGACAGATTCCTGACATGGTCAAACGGGTATATGGGAAATGCGATAACGTTGAGATTGTGTTTACCCTGAATGAGTATACGGGGCGGTGGGAAACCACCGTCCCGGCATCGGAAGATAATACTTATATTTTTGAATTGTGGGCAGAGGATGAAGCAGGGAACCGAACCTATTTTGCAGCTGTCAAGGTCACAGTGGATCTTGATTTGCTTCAATTTCGTTTTTCCGTGTTGGAAGTTGGCGCGGGATTCACAATGGAAGAGGTTTTGGAACTGTTTGGTGCGTCACGCTTCAAAAGTAAGGCGTGCATAAGAGATTATTGCAGTTCCTTTTGGATAAATGAGTATAGAGCAGAACTCACACAATATGAAGTGGTTGGAGGGTGAAAATGGAAGAGAAAGTTTTACAGCTTGGAGAGCGCAGAGCGATCACGCTTAAAATCTGGCTGAAAGACAATGCAGCATTTACACCGCAGAATTGCGAATGGGATTTGAGCTATACGGATTCCAAAGAGGCCCAGGGGACGATTCTCCCAGAGCAGGACGGATCTTATTGGAACTTGCGCTGCGAAATACAGCCTAAACGGCGCACGGTATACAACCTTACCTTTACCTTTCAGGTTGGATCGGAAATTGTGAAAAAAGCAATTCGGATTCGGGTGATTTGATATGGCAGAAAAACAGATCCGTTCCGGTCAGTTTTCAGCATGGTCCGGAAGCGAAATTTTACCAGGTGGCCCGAGTTTGCGACCGCGAAATTGGGAGGAACAGGATCAGTTAGGTCTAACTTGGGAACAAATTGATGCGCTGGATTGGGACTGGTATTTGTGGGGCTATGGGTCTGCTGGGCATCTTGAGATTACAGCGGTTAGCCTATCGCCCAATCCGGTGGACTGTGGGGCTACGCTTCAAGTTTCGGTTACAGTGGAGATGGTGTTGACATGATTATAGATGACCTTATCACAAACAGAACACAGGAAGATGCTTCTTACGCTGCAGAACTGGCCGCCAAAGGGCAGGACATGACTACGGAAGAATGGGCTGCTTATTTGGCAGGGCTTCGCGGAGCGTATAACTACACTGACCTAAACCGTGTTACAGAGGCAATGGAGTACATTAACGACCGGCTTTCTGGGTATGGATATGAGACAGGATATCAAGATGTTAAAATTCTCCATGATGAATCATTAGACCCATATCGCTGGTATGAAACGGATAAACCTAAGGAAGAGCAAATGGATCAGTATCTTTCCAATGTAAAGGCTATCCGGAGAACGCTTGAATTACCTTCAAATACACCGAATGTTCCGGAAGATATGGAAGCGTTGACATATGAAGAAGCCAACGATATAGAGCAGATCCTTGTAATCGTGGAAGAAATCATGAACCGGGTTATTTCCGGGTTTCGTCGGAGCGGTCAGTTTGCGTTTTGGAGCGGAACGTTGGGGCTTCCATGCGCAGACAGTGATTTCGGTCGTACATGGGAGGAATTAGACAAAATGGAACGAGAGTGGAACGATTTGGAAAACGCAGACTGGTATCTTTTGGCCTATGGAAATTTGGGGGTGACAAAATGACTGATTTAACGTTCCAGGATCCGAAAGGGCTTGTGAATCGTGCAGCATTTAATGCGCGGTTTTCGGTTCTGAATGAGCTGTATCGGTATTGGTGGAAGCGGATAGGTGTAAATGGATCCATCATAAAAAGTGACATTACTGCTCCTGTTATCATTGGGGACAAATCTGCAGGCGTATCGATTTCGTATGGTACAGATCTAAAAATTAAATCAGATGGATCTGCGGAGATTGTTGACCCAATTGAATATAAAACCACTTGGATATCATCCGACGGAGCGCAGGAAGCGGCAGAGACGCTTGCATCTTTTGCTCCATGCTATCTGAGAGGTTTAACTGGTGACACTGGCAATATATATTACCTTCCGAACGGCACAACCTATGGAAAAGAATTTGATCCTCCGCTTCAAACAATATCGTACCAAACAAGTAACGTGTCCTTGCAAGTAGACGGCGTTTCTGTAAAGGCACAAAAAGTATCTGTTAGCACAGAAATATCTGATTGGGAATATGTATTCTCTGATAGCCGCAATGCTTATCCTGATAGCGGAGAGCAAAACGGATACGAATATCAATACCTCGGTATCCCGTTTGAGAATGCGAGAGAGGCACCGAGGATCGCCACAGGCAGCTATATTGGCACCGGGACGTATGGAGAGAGCCATCCCAATACACTGACATTTGACTCTAAGCCGAAAATTGTGGTTATTGATATGGACAGTACACAGTACGGCGCAATGACGGCTGGAATTTATATTTGGGGGTGCACGATAATGTCTTCTGTATCTTCTAATGACAGTGCACTTAATATTGTTAGAACTACCGGAAACACCATGTCATGGTACTCGCAAAAATTGATGAACAATGCACAAGGACAATTTAATATTTCTGGAATAACCTATCGCTATGTCGCCATTTTCTAAAGGGGGAATGACCTATCAAAGACCGCAACGTTGAGTTCCCGAACCGCTACAAATTCACGAAAGTAGCAGGAACGGATGATATTTATGATATTGAACCTGCTCCTGGCGAGGTCGAAGAAGAGGGGGATTATTTCAATAAAGCGAATATGCTGCAGGATGTTACAGCAGAGAAATATGGTTTGGATAACACGGCAGTCCCGAATGATGTGTTTAATCTTCTGTGTGACTCCCCGGAGCACATTGGAGATCTAAAACAAAGTTTACGGGCAGACATAGGAGATCCGTGGCTTTTGTGCAATGGCGAACAGTTCCGCACAGACGATTACCCAGAGCTGGCTAAGTTGTGCAACAAAGAGCTGACGAAGTATCAGACACTCTACGATCTCGGTAAGATTGTCGAAGAAACTCATCCAGGCTATGCTCGCATTTTTCAAATCATTTACGTCAAAGAAAAAGGAAAGTGGTACGTATACTCAAGCAACAAATATGATGGAGATTATCAGTGGAACTACTTCCGATTGACTATTGTTGATGCTGCAACGGGTGCCGCAGAGGGTCACGAAGTAAAAATTTTGAGTGAAGACTATAGTTTCTACCTTGACTATGCCTTTATAGCATACAACAATGGGCAATTTGCTTCAATGCATCCGCTTGATAACAACAAAGCACCTCTGATTTTATGGAGCACAGACGGCTACAATTTCAAAGCTGAGACGTTTGGCAATGGGCTGGCTTCGGACTACCAGTATTGGAGCTTTGATTACTTAATTGCATACAATGGTGAATTTGTTGGAGAAGCGATCTATAGGTGGAGTAACGGATACGAAGTGCGAATCTTTCACGCTCCTACTATCGAAGAATTTATCAATGTTTCAACATACCAAGCTACGAAGACGACAATTACAAATAGTTGGAGCCCATTACCAAATGCCAACGAGTGGTATGAAAGAACTGAACAATATGGTCAGGCAATTGTAGAAATGGTGTGGAGCGATAACAGCACGTGGTGCCCGCATACCTTAATTGACGCTGCTCTTAAACCACATTACTTCGATAGTGCTGAATACACGCGGGATACTGGAACCACTGTCAATGTAAACAATGGCGTTACATTCAGAAAAATTGGAAAGTACTTCTTTATGTTTTCCAAATATGGGAGCGACAGTCAGCGCCATGCTTATGGGTACTGCGATACCTATAACGGAACATATAAGTACTGCCCAATGGTTAAAGCGTTTAATAACTTGGATTTTGATTATGATGAAGAAAGCGGCCTGTATTACAGATATCAATTGTCTGAAAATAATTTGCAACTCGTCTATGCAACATCTTTGACGGATACAACGGTGACTACGCAGACAATTGCGACTATATCTGGCGACACTAACATTATACAATTCTGGAAGTCTGATCCGTCAATGGGTGGGTTGCTGTCCTGTAAAAATGTTATTGTGCAAAATCCGACAGGTGAGCTGGAATCTCCTGTATTACCTACTATAAGCGACTCTACACATTATACTTATGTGAAAGCAAAAGATCGATGACAGATAATTTCCAGCCAGCGGATGCCTTCGAAAAATGTAAACGGTATTTGATGGGTCATTGAAAAAACCGCCCCCCTGTTGGGGAGCGGTATAAGAAAGGACTTATTCTCGGTGTATCTCTATCAGATCGTTAAAAGAGAAAGGAATCTTTCAAGACACCGATACTGTCCACCGGTACTATACCACCATTTATAAAAAATAGCAATGGGGGAATCCAATTGAATTACTACTTAAACCCGCAAAAAAATGAAAATGGAGGGTATTCCAATTTTCAGAGCACGTCGTTTCGCGGAGCCATCGAACTTACGGAAGAACAAGCGAAAACCTTTCTTGCTTACAATGGCTTTGTGACCATCCAGCGGATTGAGAACGAGGAAACGGGCGAGATCGGAACGCTGGTGGAGCCGAACATGGAGGCATGGGAAGCGTGGAGGGCGGCGCAGGCGGAACAGCCGGAAGAACCGGAACTGGAACAGCCTGTGACATGGGCTTCGATGGCTGCTGCGATCCGGAAAGGAGTGAATGAAATTGACTGATCAGAAGTATGTTCTGGAAACCCTGCGGCGCGCAGGGAAATCGGCGGCGGAACAGATCCAGACGGCGGCGCAGGATATGACTGGCACACAGCTTTATGCAGAAGATGGATACATACCGGAGTTCAAAGCGGCATCGGAGCGGAAGAACATGCTGGAACGGGCGGTTGGATTTGTCTGCAAATCTTCCGCCGGGCGTGTAGTGCGGCTGCTGCAGCCCTATGACAGTTCCGTGTATCCACAGGAGCCGGAGGAACTGCCTGCGCAGTGGGGCTTTGTCTGGTCAACGGATCCGGAAAAGGCGCTGCGGTTTATCGCGCTGGCCACCAGCCCATATGCTACCGGCGATTGCTGCACGGAAGGCGGCCATGTGTGGCGCTCGAAAATGGACAACAACACATGGAACCCGAACGAGTATCCCAGCGGCTGGGAAGATCTGGGTGAAGTTACCAGATAAGGGGGGACGCACTTGACGGAATGGGGTGTAGTAGTGGTGCTGATTACGCTCGGCACCTTTGGTATTGCGGTTGTCCGCCCGATCATTACATTGACCAGCACGATTACAACGCTGACGGCGGTAGTGGAGCAGCTCCGGGCGGATGTCAAGGAACAGGAAGAGCACAGCCGGGAGAGCCACAAACGGATTTGGAGCCATAACGACGAACAGGACAAGCAAATCAATGAGCATGAAAAGAAACTGACAGAACACGAAGGACGCATCCGCAATCTGGAGAGGCGTCATTAAAAGTTTATTACGGGCACTGCCTGTAAAATATATTACAAAGGAGAACGAAACAATGGGAAAAGCAACTGAAATTATTTTGAGCTACAGCAAAGGTGAGATCACGGTGGAAGAGGCCAACAAGAGACTGGCGGAGTGCACGGTGGGTCTGCGGCTAGATCCGATGAAGAACGCGATCACCGGCGCGGAGATGGCGCAGACGCACTCGGACGGCACGCCGGCGGGCACGAGCGGATACGGCTTCATGGATCATGGAATTGGCACTCCGGAGAAGATGCACGTCACAGCGGGCAAGCTGGACTATGATACGGGCTTTGATGTGAAAGGTAATGCGCCGAAGGCCACGCTGTACATCGCAGGCTATACCTTTGCTGTGGTGGGGGATCATATCGAGGTACACAATGAAGGTTAATATTCCGGTTCGCCTGAAAAACCCGTGGTTCTGGGTAGGCGTAGTGTCCATTATCATTACGGCGCTCGGCGTGGATCCACAGCAGTTTGTGAGCTGGGAAAGCCTGGGCGGGTACATTGTGGACGTGCTGCGCAATCCCGTTCAGCTTGTGACGGTGGTGCTGGCGGTACTGGCGGTCTTTATCGATCCGACCACCGCAGGAGTCAGCGACAGCGCGCAGGCGCTGCGCTATACCTGCCCCAAAAAGAGCGATTGAAAAAGCCGCCCCATGAGGGCGGCGAAAATTGACAAAAAGCGGAAACATATGATAAGATAGGCAAAGCCAGTAAGAGCGGCGAGGTTGTCCACTTCCTCAACAGGAGGTGCGGCGATGGTAACATTTGCTGATATGTTTACATACACGCTTGTGTTGATCGCGCTTGCCACTCTGATCGTTACGATCACAATGCGCAAGAAATAACCGCCCACCAGGCGGTGAGCGGCGTTTCCTTCAAGCTACAAACTTGCACAGGGACGACCGCCACTGCAATGGCAGCCATTCTTACTGGCTTTATTCTATCGCAGAGAGCCGCTTTTGTCAACTCATTTGACAGGGCGGTTTTTTGCTGCCCGGAAAGGAGCGATACGTGAGCAAGGTATTTATTGGCGTGGGGCATGGCGGAAGCGATGCCGGCGCTGTGGGCAACGGCCTGAAAGAAAAAGAGGTCAATCTCTCCATTGCGCTGCATTTGCGGGAAGAATTGCAGCGCCACGGTGTGACAGTTGGAATCAGTCGAACAGTGGATGAGGACGATCCCACCAGCGAAGAGGTGAAAGAGTGCAACGCATTCGCGCCGGAGTATGCGGTGGACATCCACACCAACGCCGGCGGCGGGGAAGGCTTTGAGGCCTATCACACCCTGAGCGGCGGCAAGGGGAAAGTGCTGGCGCAGAACATCGAAGCAGAAGTCATCAAGATCGGGCAGAAAAGCCGGGGATTGAAAACCAGAGCGAATAGCGCGGGCAAAGATTATTTCGGCTTTATCCGTCAGACAAAGTGCCCTGCGGTGATTCTGGAATGCGCGTTCATTGACAGTGCGGACGCGCAGAAGATCAATACGGAGGAAAAGCGCAGAACGTTCGCTGCGGCATATTCCAAAGGTATTTTGAAAACGCTGGGCATTGCATATAAAGGGGAGGTGCAAACCATGACTACGGACGAGGCAAAGAAAATTATTATGGACAAGGCGGGGCTGGATGCGTATACGATTCAGTTCCTCGGTGCTTACAAGTACGGGGAAGATCTGATGGTAAAGTTGGCAAAGGCGATGAGATAAGAAAGGACGTGGATTATGAGCGCAAGAGTAAAATTACCGGAACCGCTGGGAAAGCTTTTGCGCTCTCAGCTCGAAAAGGCAATCTACGAATCGGCTTTGCACAAGGATGACGAACTGATTGCCAAGCGAAGAATTATTGATAAATGGGATCAGATTGATGTAGCAGCGGAGCTGGGCTGGTATCGTGGCGCTGTGAGTACCCACGAAAAATATGTATTCCAAAGAGTTGCTGACGTAGCCAAAAGTCTCTACACAAATCAAACATAAATCATACATAACCCCGACTGGGATCAACCCCAGCCGGGGTATTTTTCTGCGACAATATAGGCATGGAGGACGTGGGGATTTAGGGTTGGTACACGTCGCCACCCTCCTCACGATCCTCCTTATTTTTTACATAAGGACGTGTTCAAATGGAAAATGGAAGAGAATTAATTAGCCGTTTAGTGCGATGTGGTTTTACAGAATCAAATGCGACGGATATTTGTCAGAAATATGCCTCAGTTGAAGATTGGGCTGCGCTGGAATCATTTATTCAATCTGCAGAAACTTATCATGACGCAGGAGTGGAGTTATGAATTTTTATAATTATGGAGGATATCCAAATTACGCTCAAATTCCTCCCTCGATTCAGCCTCAATATGCACCGCAGATGACGCAGCAGGCTCAGCAGCAGCCATCTGCTCAACCGCAGGTGAATTTACCTACCTTCAGTGTCAGACCTGTCACAAGTCGTGAAGAAGCGATTGCAAGCCAAATCGATTTTTTTAATCAGGGCACGTTAATGCCGAATCTGGCCAAAGGTGAAATTTATTTGAAGCGTTTTAACAATCAAACGGGTGCTTCAGATATTTTTACGTTCCGCGCTGAACAGGAACAGGCTGCCCCTGATTACGCTTCGTCTAAGGATATCCAGGAATTGCAAGAAAAGATTTCTGGACTCCAATCGGAAATTGAAAAATTGAAAAAGCGTGGAAAGGTGGTAAAGGGCAATGATGCCGATGTCGAATAATCCCATGCAAATGCTTATGCAGATGATGCAGGGCGGTGGCAACCCAATGTCATTTTTTGATCAAATGGGAAGAAACAATCCGCAAGTGCAGCAATTTAATCAGATGATCCGTGGAAAAAATTCAAATCAACTTCGCAGTATGGCAGAAAACATTGCCAAAGAACGCGGGATTGATCTTGACCAGTTTATAAAGCAGATGCAGAACACATTCCCAAGAGGAGGGAAGAGATAACAGACTTAAGCATTCTCACTTTTCAGTTTTCGGCCTTGATAAAAACCGAGTGTGATTTTGACACATTCGGCAGTGCGCAGGCCGATGTGATATAACGGAAAAGGAGATAAAATTATGGCTGATGATTCTATGGCTTTGGGCTATGCGCTTGGTCAAGACAGCAACAATGGGAACGGAAATGGTATGTGGGGCGGAGATGGCTGGTGGGCCATTATCCTCTTTGCTATGATCTTCGGCTGGGGAAACGGCGGCTGGGGCGGATTCGGCGGTAACGGCGGCATCAACAGCCCGGCTGGTCAGGGTGCATTGACGCGTGCGGATCTGTGCAGTGAGTTCAATTTCAATGACCTGCAGAATGGCGTCCGGGGTATTCAGCAGGGCATTTGTGACAGCACCTTTGCACTGAACAACAGCATTAACAATGGTTTCCACAGTGTGGACACTGCGGTGTGCAACCTGGGGTATCAGACGCAGATGGGCTTCAATTCGCTCGGTGCACAGATGGCACAGTGCTGCTGCGATACGCAGACGGCTATTCAGGGCGTTCGGTATGATATGGCTACGCAGGCCTGCGATACCCGTAATCTGATCCAGTCCACTACACGGGATATCATCGACGGGCAGAATGCCAACACCCGTGCGATTCTGGATTTCCTGACTCAGGATAAGATCTCCAGCTTGCAGGCGGAGAATCAGTCTCTCAAGCTGGCTGCTTCTCAGGCTAACCAGAACAGCTATTTGACGGCGACTTTGGACGCGCAGACCTCTGAGCTGATTCGCCGGATCAACCCCATGCCTGTACCTGCCTATCAGGTTCCTGCACCCTACCCCTATTGCGGGGCCTATAACAACGGCTGCGGCTGTGGCTGCTGAACAATTTTTTTGACTTTACCAATATGGTAATTCCGGCTTTGCCGTGACGATTTCGGGGCGGTGAGCTGATGTTCGCCGTCCCTGATTTTTGGAGGTAAAATATATGTCTTGCAAACCTGTATGCAAACTTTGCAATCACCTGGTGTTGTCTCAGGCTGTCGCTTTTACTGGCGGAAACTTGGAGATTAATCTGCCCGCCGGTTCCTACAACAATGGAGAGAAATACTGTATCGTTGTTGCACAGAGCATCCCTGATGCTGCAACTATTAATGCCCCGGTGTATATTACTATCGGTACAGGAACCACTCTTTACCCACTGACAAAGCGAAATTGTGCACAGGTTACCGCCTGCGGCATTCGTACCCGCACGCGGTATTCCGTATGTGTTGTGACAACGCCAACAGGAGGATCTTTCCGCATGCTTGGAAGTCCTTGCTGCGCTCCCAATAATAACCTGACTTCCATCGATGGTGGAAGTACAGTTGTTCCTACAGCTGCTGTAAGGGAGGTTTCTAAATGAAGGGTTTAACGAAAATGCTCATGATGAACCGTGAGAAAAGAAACGAACGTGGATATGACTATGATTCATTTTCCCACGAGTATTACCCTCGTGACGATTGGGGCGCCTGGATCGAAGGCCGGTTTCGGGATGACAGAGGACGTGAGCATTACGACAATGGGCGTTATGCGCCTATGAGAAATGAATATATGCCGCCCGTTTATAGAGAGCATCACGAGAATGACGGGAGGTATCGCCCAATGAATAAGATCGGCTTTTCTGCAGGAGAGAACTACAGTCGGCCTGAAATTGAAAAGAACTATCGAAGTGATGCTAACCACAAAGATTTCCCGGAAATGGATTATGGCCGTTACGGGAAAATGACTTCTGGTTATGCGTCCGGTGCGCCTGTATCGTTTAATAAGAAAATGGCAGAAGAGTGGGTATCAGAGATGCAGAACGAAGATGGAAGCACCGGAGGTCATTGGTCTCTTGACCAGGTAAAGCAGCTGATCTCTCAAAAGGGGCTGGACTGCGATCCCTTGAAACTCTGGGTTGCGATGAATGCGGAGTACAGTGATCGGTGCGCTGTCAATAAAAAGCATGGAGTCAATACGATCGATTTCTATGTAGACTCTGCAATTGCTTTTTGGCTGAAAGATAAAGATGCTGTACCGGACAAACTGGCAGAATACTACGAAAATATTGTAGAGTAAAAAGCTCATCTCTGAGTTCGATTTGTTAGTAATTTGTTAGTAACCCAAAGTGTTTTTAGATGATTTATAATGATTTGAATTGCAAAAAACCATTGATAAATCAAGGAAAATCATTTTCGAACAACCTTGTATATAAGCTGAATATATTTGACGTGCAGGGGGTCACAGGTTCGAGTCCTGTATTCTCCACCAGAAAAACCCG